CATTTACCTTTGATTTTACACATAACTCAAATAGTGTAATGGCGTACGGATGGGATATGATAGATGACCAAGGTGTGGGAGATTTCGTATTAGAGAGATTTAAATTTGAGATATTAGAAGGTCCAAGACAAATAGTAAATGGGATAATTGACCCAACTGCTGAATTCCCTTGTTGTCAGTACAAACAAATTGATTTCCTTGCATCTATAAATCAGTTCTTCAATATGGTAACTGTACCAATTCCTGGTGACCCTAAGACATTAAGAGTAGAACCTGTAATTGATTTTATCGGTAAAGGTGAAACATTGGATTGGACAAGTAAAGTGGACCGTGGTGAACCAATCAAGGTAGAACCACTTACAGACATTATCGAAGGTACATTGAACTACATGTATGAAGAAGATGATGGATGGGCTAATGAGACATATACCAAAGCCAATAACTATGTATTTGGTAATCTAAATGTAGAACTAAACCAAGACTATAAGGATAAGTCCACGGACTTTGAAACAGAGTTTGGTTCTGAGGTTGACCGTGTAATGGAAGGTAACTTAGTACCTTCAGCGTTGGGTAACTATGCAACTAGTCCAATGTATTTCCAAAGGAAAGATAAGGAAGGTGATGATGGTGCAGTTATTCCTGAGTTTAACCCATATAGAACAACACCAAAGTTATTATTCAAAGGACCAATGATACCAACATGTACATTTGGAAAACATCAGTTTACAATTCCTGGTAATCCACCTGGTGAAACAGACCCAAAGTGGTGGTTAACTAATGTTGCCTTTTCAAAGTGGAGAAATCAAAACAGATTTACTACATACCCATTTGGTATTAACAAATTCTCACATTATACGAATTGGTCTGATGATAAATTTGATAAAAGAGAATTAAATTTTGCTGGTGCTGAGACACTATATAACGTTTATTGGGAAGATTACATTCAGGACCTTACAAACCCTGATAATAGATTGGTATCAATGAAAATGTTCTTTGACCCATTTGAGGTATCTCAGTTAAAATTTAATGAAATAATTAACGTAGATAATACTAAGTTTAGACTTAACAGTATAAAGAATTACTCACTAACTGAAAGAGGGTTAGCTGACGTTGAGTTAATTAAACTGACTAAAGAATATGAACCTCATCGAAAGTTATACTATACATTTACACCATGTGATGGTTCAGAGTGTGATATATTATATAGCCATTCAGATTTACAATATGGATTATATGCATTCGCTAATAAGTATGTTCAAGTTCAAGGTGGTTGTGGATGTATGTACTTAACGTATTCATACGACCCACCTGTTGGTGTTGTAAATTATCAACCTGTACTTATTAGTCTTCAACAAAACTCAGCATTTAACCCTAATGGTGGTGAGTATTTAATATTTGATAGTTGTGAAGATTGTGAGAGTGGTAACCCAAACCTTAAATCTGATTGTCTTAATGTGTATAATAATATTATACCTGAACCTACACCTACCCCATCATCAACACCATGTGCTACTCAGACACCACGACCATCTTCACCATTACCAAGTTATTCACCATTACCTGTAACACCTACACCTACTCCAAGTATAACACCATCAGCAACTCCTACAGACCCTTGTACGTGTATTGAGTATGAGATATATAATAGTAGTTCTTCTCAAGTAGGAAATTACAAATATAAGAGATGTAGTGATAATGTTGTTGTTGGTCCAACATATATACAACCTTTAGAAACACAATATGTATGTGCATGTGAAAATTCAATTAAGAGTACAGTAGGTATTCAAACAACTGGTGTTGGATTTTGTTTAAATCCAATAGACCCTACACCTACTCCTACTCCAACTGTAACGACAACTAATACTCCTACACCAACACATACTCCTACACCATCACCAACACCTGGTGGAGGAACACCAACAGACTATGATGTATGTAACACAAGTGGAACGGTAGATATTACTGTAGCTTATGTGGAATGTGCAACAGGTAACTTAATAACGGTTGTGATACCTGCTGGTGAATGTGCTGAAGCATGTGCTTGTAGTGATATAGCCTTTATAGGACCCGCAGGAAATGAAGAGAATATGGCAGTATTAAACAACGGAGATTGTGTGTATGTATGTGATAGAGGTCGTTTCAATTTTGACATAACGAGTGGTGGTACTGTAGGAAATTACATAATACAGACAAGACAGACAACATACTCAGGAGGAACATTGACAGGAGCATACTACGATGGACCATCATGGTTAACTGCAAGTAATGCTGATAGAAACGATTATAACAACTATGTACGTAATACACCATTGAACGGTGGACTATATCAAGTATACCAAGGTGGAGATGGTCAAGGTACAAGTGGATTTAGTCAGACATTTTGGTCTAATACAGATAACTCTTGGATTGTAAGACAAGGCCAAGTTAATACTGGATTTAACCCTATATATTTCCAAAGTCCATTCGGCAGTGGAGCTCAAGTATTTTATGTATCTCAGAATGCAACAGGTAGTACAATATATCAAGGAAACTTCTACCCACCAAATTCAGGTATAACTTTCAATAACCCTGATAACCCACCTGGCACACCAGCTGATTACTTTGAGTATGATGACCCATGTATACAACCAGCTCCGACACCTACACCAAGTGCATATATTGCGAGTTACTACGATTTAACACCTTGTGGTGGTGGTTCAACTATCCTTGCAAAAGCTTACTATCAACCTACGTTAAGTATTGGAAACGTTGTTGAGTTATCAATTGGGAGTACAGGATGTTATGAAGTTACTTCAGTTATTCCTTTCCCTGTTTCAACAACTAATGTTATTGATACGAGTCAAATATACTCTAACTGTACAAATTGTACGGGAGGTATACCTGTATCACCAACACCAACACCAAGTGTTACACCTACGTATACTCCAACAAACACACCAACCCCTACACCTACTCCAAGTACTTCAGGATTACCCGCTACATGTACATTGTATCAAATAACTAATAATAGTTTCATGAGTACAACTTATAAATTTAAAACATGTCCTGATGGTATACCTCAACTTGAAACTCTTGGACCATTAGAACAAATTCAGGTATGTGCGATAACGGATAGTGTAAAATTACCGAGTGGGGCAAACGCAACGATAGGTATACTTGGGGATTGTACATAATAAAATTATATTTATAGATAGATATGGCACAGAAAGAATTAGTATTTAAGTTAAAGTTTGTAGATGAGAACGGAGCAATCGTTGAAAAGACTGCTCAGAACTTGGATGAAATCAATCAATCCATACAAGATTTAAATAAGGAATTAGAGAATACTGACTTAGGTTCAGACCAATGGAATGACTTAGCTAAAGACTTAGGTAAAGCTGAAGACGCATTAGAGAAGACAGGTCAAGCAATCACTGAGACTAAGAATGCACAGAAGGGATTAGGTTCTCAATTGGCAGGAGCACCAGGAATTGTAGGACAAGTAGTTAAATCAGTTCAAGGTTTAGGTATGGCGTTTAAAGCGTTATTAGCTAACCCTGTTGTATTAGTTATTTCCCTTATCGTTGGAGCACTCGCAGGACTATTCAAAGCATTCACCTCAACCAAAGCAGGTGGAGAGTTATTAGACCGTGTAATGACAGGTATTGGTACTGCCCTTGATGTACTAAGGGATAGAGTAGTTAAGGTCGGAGGAGCAATCATTAAGTTCTTTAGTGGTGATTTCAGTGGAGCATTTGAAGATGTTAAAGGTGCAGTTAGTGGTATAGGTGATGAGATAGCGAGAGAAGTACAAGTAGCTATGGAAGCCAAGAAGATGTTACAAGAAGTGGAGGATGCAACAAGAAAACTCAATGTAGAGAGAGCACAACAAAACTCCTTGATATCTGAAGCAAAACAAAAAATCAATGATGAGAACTTATCTTACGAGGAACGTGAAGCAGCCTTGGAACAGGTAAGGGTTGCTGAGATTGCGTTATCTAAACAAGAAGAACAGTTAGCGAAAGATAGACTCGCTGCCCTTGAAGCGTTAGCCGCACTATCAGATTCAAATAAAGAAACATTAGATGAAATTGCCCAAGCACAGATTGCTGTGGCGAATGCGATACAAGCAACCGCTGACAAACAGAAAGAGATTGCTGACCAACAGAAGGGTCTAAGAGATAGACGTAGAGCGGCACGTAAAGCGGCGGCAGCTGAACGTAAAAGACAAATAGAGGAAGCTGCGGCAGCACTACAAGCATTCTATGATTTGGAAGCACAGTTGGAAACACAATCCATAACTGATGAAGAGGAGAGAGCTAAGGCATCCCTTCAGTTAGCGAAGGAAAAGTCTTTACGTGATATAGAGAATATGAAAATCACTGAAGACCAAAAACAGAGATTAAGAACTTTAACAGAAGAGGATACTCAAAGACAGATTGATGAGATAACTGCAACATATCAAGAAAAACGTGATACGGAGACTGCCGCTAAGATTGAGAAAGACAGAGCTGACAAGTTAGCTGAGTTAGATACATACATCGAGTTAGAGAACATGAAACGTGACCATGATGGTGTATTAAGGGAAGAAGAATTGGAGAACTTAGAAGAGTTCTTATCACAGAAGTTAGAACTTGAATTAGCGGATATGGAATTATCAGCTGAGGAGAAAGAACTAATTACAAAACAGTATGAGGAATCCATCACAGGAATCAAGAAACAGAATGCTGATGCACAGATGCAGATTGACCAAAGAAAGACTGACGCTGAGATGGCAAACGCACAGATGGCAGCAAACGCACTTGGAGCGTTGGCGAGTCTTGCGGGTGAGAATACTCTAATTGGTAAGGCGGCTGCGGTTGCATCCACCACCGTTCAAACTTACTTAGCGGCACAGAAAGCCTATACATCACAACTTATACCTGGTGACCCATCATCTCCTGCAAGAGGTGCTGTCGCAGCAGCCATCGCAGTTGCTGGTGGTCTTGCGAATGTCGCTAAGATAGTTGCGGTACAACCACCAAATACGGAAGTTAAAAAACCAAACTTTGCAATGGGTGGTATGGTAAGAGGAATAGGTAGTGGTACATCAGATAGTATTCCTGCAAATCTAAGTAATGGAGAATCAGTCATCAATGCAAGAAGTACGGCAGCATTTGCACCATTATTATCAATGATGAATGAAATGGGTGGAGGAGCATCATTTACAGGTGGAGGTTCAACAAGTAGTACAGCACCATCATTAGAATTAGAAACATTGGTTAATAATGGACAACAAGCACAAGCACCAATAAAGACGTATGTCGTAGCATCTGATGTAAGTTCAGTACAATCCCTCGACAGACAAGTAAAGTCCCGTAGTACCATCTAAAATGGTGTTTAAGGGGTATTAATTATATTTATAGATAAGGTATGAGAATAGTAGAACTAACAATTGACCAATTAGATGAATTAGCAGGATTTGTTGATGCAATATCTTTAGTAGATAAACCTGCACATGAATCCAATTGGGTAGCTTTCAAACAAGACGGTAAGAAAAAGAATATCTACGATGTCTTAACCAAAGAACAACTTATAGAACTAGCCATTGAGATTAACAAATTAGGTGAACCCGTTGGTACATTAGAGGCTGAAGGATGGGAATTAGAGAAAATAGAGAAGGTATCTGACCCTAATCACTTCATTGAAGTCATCTCAAACCCTAATGAGGTATCAGGAGAAGACAGTAGAGGAGCATATCGTATTAGATATAGGTATACAGGACCACAAGATTCAAAGAATAGAGACTTCTGTGCTGAGATGTTAAGACAAGGTAGAGTATTTAGACGTGAGGATATTGATGAAATGACCTCAGCGATGTCTAACCCTGAGTTTGGGTTCTATTCAATATGGGAATTTAGAGGTTCTTATAACTGTCGTCATTACTGGCAAAAACTAACCTATAGAGATACAGGTAGAATTATCAACAAATCACGTAGTAGAAGAGGTGTAACAGGATATGAGGATATCCCTAATGAACCTACTAAGAACAGAGCAACCATTAATAAGGAAGCTGAGAGAGAGGCACAAGCACAAGCCAATAGAATATCGACATCAATGTTAGAATTTGGTGTTGTAGACATAATAGATGATATACCATTATTTGATTCCAAAGAAGAAGCTTTAGTTATGGCTGAGAAAATTGGATGTAGTGGTTATCACGAACATATATACGGTGAGGATGAGGTAGGGTATATGCCATGTGAGAAACACGAGTTTGAATCTTACAATGATTACCCCAAAGCAGCATCAGAGAACGCATGTAAGGTCCTTAGATGGATTGATGAACATGGTAGAGATGAGGTTAAGGGAATGACCCAAACAGGTCTCGCAAGAGCAAACCAATTGTGTAAGGGTGAAAATATTTCAGAAGATACTATCGCCAGAATGTCAGCATTTGAAAGACATAGAAAGAACGCTGAGATATCAGAAGAGAATAAAGGTACACCATGGAAAGACAAAGGATATGTCGCATGGTTAGGATGGGGTGGAGACGAAGGTGTTGCTTGGGCATCAAGAAAACTTCAAAGTATAAGAATGAAAGTAGAAGAACCAAAGGGTTCTGACTTGGGTGGAGATGGACTGGCATTACCACTAACAGGACAAACAGAAGAAGAGTTCTTACGTGATAACCCATGTACAGCAGGATATGTTGCTTACGGTACTAAAATGAAGAATGGTAGAAAGGTACCTAATTGTGTACCTATTGAGAATTCATCTGAGTTCAGTTTTACTGCTGATGATGAGAAGATGGAAATCACAGGAGCAGCAATCATACCAAACAAAATGATAATAAGGAAATCCCCTCCTACATTTGAAAAGCCTAACGGGGAATTTTATTGGGTATTCTTCTCAGAAGAAACCACACGTAAACTGGCCGACAGATTTATGAAGGCTAAGTTATTGGATGCGTCCAATATCGAACATTCAAAAAAGGATGCAGACTCATACGTAAAAGAATCTTGGATAGTAGATGACCCAATCTTTGATAAGTCCACATCAATGGGGTTAGAATACCCTAAGGGGACGTGGGTGGTCACTATGAAAGTTAATGACCCAAAGGTCTGGAAAGACATTAAAAACGGCAAGTTGAACGGTTACTCAATTGAGGGATGGTTCAATGAGAATGTGTTATTTAATTAATAAACAATAAACAAAAAATTATTCAATATGAATAGAACAGAAATTTTATCGAAAATCAAAGAAATCTTCGGAATGGTTGAACAAAAGTTTGACGTATACAAAACAGAAGACGGTGTTGAATTTCGCGTAGATAGCTTAGAGATGGAAAAAGAAATCTATATCATTACACCTGAGGGTGAACTACCTGCTCCTGATGGAGAAATCAAATTTGAGGATGGTACGAAACTTAAAGCGTATGATGGTAAGATAGCAAAAATTGAAATCGAAAAAGAAGTTGAGGAAGACTTTGATTCAGCTACTTTGGCGGATGGTACTAAGATACTAACCAAAGAAGAAGGTGACTTCAAAGAAGGACAAATGCTTTATGTTATTGACGAGGAAGGTAGCGAGGTTGCTGCACCTGAAGGTGAACATACAACAAAGAGTGGTATCACTATAGTTGTTGACGCTGAAGGAGTAATCAAAGGTATCAAATACCCTGATGTTGAAGGAGAAGGTTCTTTAGATGCTTCCAAGGAAGACAAAGAAGAAATGGCTACGGCTACTCTTATTGATGGTACTATTGTTGAAACGAAAGGTGACTTAGTAGAAGGTGCTGACTTATACGTGAAAACGGAAGAAGGTCAACAACCAGCTCCTGACGCAGTTCATGAAACAGAAGACGGACTTTTAGTGGAGACTAAAGACGGCAAGATTGTATCAATCAAAGAAAAAGAAGAAGCTAAGGAAGAAGTTAAAGTAGAAGAACTACTTGAAACTTTTGCTGAAGCATTAACTCACTTGAATAACGAGATTACTTCATTGAAAAATACTAATGAAGAATTAAGTAATAAATTTAGTCAGTTTGCTGCTGAACCAGCTGCAGACCAACACTACGATAGAAAAGGTGCATACGTGAAAGAAGTTATGTCTATGAAAATGGACAAGCTAGAACGTTTGGCTCAACTACGTAAAAAATAATAATAAAACAATAAAAAATTTCATATCATGAAAAAACACAATTTTAGTTTCGACTTGACAGGATTAAACACATACACTGACGAAGTTGGTGGGTTGTTATTATCTGAGTCAATCGTAAAAGCACAAACTCCTTCATTAGTTTATATTCAAGCTGGTGTAAAAGGAACACAAGCTATCAACTTATTGAGCTCTTCTATCTCAATTGGTGATGGTGGTTGTGGATGGGATACTACTGCTAACCAGTCAGGTACTACATTCACTCAAAGAAACTTAGCTACAAAGCTATACAAGTATCAAGAGACTCTATGTCCTACATCTCTAAGAGATTATTGGGCTGGTATGTTCTTGAATAACCCTGCATCAAACGAGGAGTTACCATTCGAGGAACAAATCGCAGCATTAAAAGTTAAAGAGATTCAAAAGTTCGTAGAAACAAAAGTATGGAACGCAACTGTAGCAGTTGACGGATTCGATGGTTTCTATACAACTATTGACCCTGCAACACCTGGTGTAGTAGCGGTAATAGGAGCAACAGTTCCTGCTAACAACACTATGTTAACTTGTGTTGACGAAGTAATTTCAGCTTGTCCTGAGGCAATCAGACAAGACGATGACTTAATCGTATTCATGTCTCCTGCTAACTACAACAACTACGTAGTTAACTTGAGAACTGCTAACTATTTCCACTTCTCTCCTGAAGAAGCTGGTGAAGAGTTTATCACTTTCCACCCTGCAACTAACATCAGAGTAGTAGGTGTACCAGGATTAACTGGTAAGAATAGAATCGTATTAGGTAAATCATCTGAATTCGTAATTGGTGTTGGTCTTATGGACGACACTGAGAGATTAGACATGTGGTACTCAAGAGACAATGATGAGGTAAGATTACAAGGACAATTCAACCTTGCATCTAACATCGCATTCCCTGAGAACTTCGTAACAAATGATTTGGCATAACCATAAATAAACTGTAAAAAAAAATAAATAAAATGAGTGATTATTCAGCATGTGCAGTAACTAGTTCGTTTAACTTAGCTTGTCTTGCTTCCGTAGGAGGTTTAAGAAAAG